AACTGCTTTTACTTTTACTATTCTTGTTTTAGGATTGTAAAGATTTGCTATATAGTTTTCGTAATGCCTTTTATAAAGTCCGTTACTTGCGTTTACACTATACCAAGGCGATTGATATTCTCCAAAATTAGAACTCATTAAATAACTTAAATCAGTTGGTACAGTTGTCATTTCATTTGAAAATCTATTGTAAGCAACTAAAGTAGTATTTGTGGTTTCTGTTGTTAAATAGACTGTATCAGAAAATACTTGATAACCATTTGAATATAAAAAAACAGGTTTTGGAGTATAAGGTTTCAAATCTTTATCTATAAAAGTTGCAGTTTCAAAATCATAGATATTACTTCCTATACTTGCTCTTTCAAATAATACATTCTCAAATGGAAGTTTAATTTCATAGCTTTGACTTTCATTTACGTTATCATTATTTAAAACTAAATCACCATACTCTAAATTATTGATTCTGTAAAAAGCATTGTTTAAAATATTACTTGATTTTTCATATTGAAAATTAATTGATTTAAATAGTTTTGGTCTTTCTATATCTGCTTCTTCCGAGCGTATGTATTTCGTTACATCGTTTACGTTTCCTGCTTGATAATATAATTCTAATGGTATTAATTCAAATGAAGTTTTTGATGTCGGTATTATCATTAAATTAAACATCTTAACTAATCCTATAATAAAATCAGAAACAGTAATATCAGGAATATAATTTGATATATTAATATTTGAATTTGTATTTTGAACAGCACTTGTTATTGAAGTTGCATTTGAATTTATTGCATTATTATTATATCTGAAATACCAAAATTTTGAATTAAAACTATTAGAAGCGTTTGAAGATATTTTAATTTCATAAATATTATTTGCAGGTTCATTTTGTTTACTAAATAAATCAACTTCTAAACCTCTTACACCGATTAAATTTGAAAATGTTTTAAATAAAATTCCATTCTTATAAACAAAAAGCATATAAGGAATTGTTAAATCAGTAGGAGTTGCAGTTACTTGAATTTTTATTTTTGTGCTGTAAGTTGGTCCACTAGCAAAATTCCAATTTGTAGTTATTATTCCAGTAGTTAAATTTAATTCAGGGAAAGAACCTGTATTTGTGTTTGGTTTTAAAGTAAATTTTTCTGTTTGAACTTCTAATTTTTCAGCGTTCTTACAATACAGCCAAAGATTTTTCCATTGAAGTAAATTTAAAAAACTTCCTGTAAAAGTTATTCCGTATTTGTTTTGAATAAATGTAATTATATCTTTTAATTTTATAGCAGGAAATAACTCATTCCATTTAATAGCACCTGTAGTTAATGTAATATCTTCTAAAGTATTTGCAGTTTTGTATTCGTATTTTTTAGCACTACCTAATAAAGGATACATTACAGAAAAAACAGGTGAAGCTACAATTCTATTTTTTATATTTGTTGAATTGTAAGTATGGTTTAAACTACTATAATTTAAAGTGTTTAATTTGTCATCTTTGAATAGGTCTTTTAATTGCGTTAAGTTTCCATAGAACGTAATAGTATAACTTTCAATCATTCCGTTCTTACGATTGGCTTTTTCAAGTTGAAAATTTCCTTTCTTAAATGTAACTGTATTTATTTCAATATAACCATCGTAACGCTTTCCGTGTTCAAATGAATTATCAACTTCGCTTTCATACCAATGTTTGAAAATTTTATTGTTGTTTTTAGATGCTGGAACAGTAAACGATTGAGAATAATCCGTAAATACTTTTCCTATATCATTTGCATTTTGAATAGAAGAAGTAACAGATATTTTTTCATCGTTAAATAATTCAATCCTTTTAGAAACTGAATCGTCAATTATATATAATGCTACTACATTCATTATACTACATCGTTTATAAGGTTAAAAGCATAATCAAATTCTATTTCGTAGTTAATCATTTTATCTTTTAAACTTGTTTTTAACTCTGTACTTGTAGTTTTTAATTCAACAGGTTTATCATCCAATAAAATAGTTTCTGATAATAACAAATCAGTTATCAAATCAGAATAGTTTTCATCTACCCAACCTGTGTTTAATTTTACACTTTGTTGTCCGTTTATATTAAAAGACTTTGTTTGTGCTTGGTATATACTATAATCTAATTGTGAAGGCATCATTTTATAAGTTGAACCTTTTGTACTTATAGTATTAGTTTGTGCTTTAAAAAACGTTAAAAACTGCCAACCACCTTTTCTATTAATGTAAGAACAAAGAACAGGAGTGTATTTAGGTTCGCATATAGGAACTATTTTATAACTATATAATTTTACAGCTGTAATATTATCAATAATTTGCAACGAGCTTTCATCTTCAAATCTTGTTAGCGAACTTGTTACAGGAACTACTAAATTATAAAATGAAGTTGCAGTATAAATGGTATCAATAGCCGCACCTGTTTTTGGTATTTGTCTTATTTTAAGTGCTTTTGTTCCACTCGTATTATCAAACAATACATTTACATAAGGATATGGTTTATCTCTATTGTAATAAATTGTTTTTGAATCGTCAGTTAAAGCAATAAAATTAGAAATTGTACTTGCGTTTAATCCATCTGTATATTTAGTATACCCATTAACCCCTATATATGAAGTTGAACTAATTAACGTATCAACTCCTGAAACAATTTTATATTTTTTTATAGTTACATTGCACCACATATTAGAATATTCTCCAACAATAGCACTTCTGTCTGGATATGGTAATAAATTATTTATGTACTCTCTTACGTAGTTTGATATATTAAAACTTAATTCTAATTGCGTTGTAGAAGGAATATCTTTTGATAAAGTATAATTAGGAGTTGCAGGTTCAGTCCCTCCATCACTCCATAAGTATATTTTTACCTTTGCTCCTGTTTGTCCTGATTCGTTTACTTTAATTATATAAGGACTTCTTGCGTTTATTAATTCCATTTTATATCTTTTAGTGTGTATTTTAATAATTCTTCTACATCTAATGCGAAAGACTTTTCTAATTCTTGGTTTATATATTTATCATATCCTTCATTAAAAGGTTTTGTAAAAAATAAACTTGGTTTAATTCCGTATAGAAATATCTTTCTTGCAATAGCAAATTTTAATCCTTCTCTTGATAGAAACTTTCCATCTTTTCCTCTTGGTGCTATTCCTTTTTTAACTACCCATTTATCTAATGCTTTTGTTGGTGGCATTTTATTCTTAAAAGAGTATGGAGTAGTATAAACTGTTTTCTTTCCTGATACTCCTTTGTCTTGAAACATTCCGTAAATTGGCATTGTAAAAGCCATTTCAAATCCATTCTTTGTAACTTTAACATAAGATTTGTCTAATTCTTTTGATAAAGTACCACTTGAATTTTTAGCAACAAGATTGTATTTAGCTTTTTGAACTACATAATCTCTAAAGTCTTGTAAACTTTTGTATGTATTTAATTGATTCATTAACAAATAGTCATTTCATTAGCTACTTGAATATCAAATGTAACTGTCCATCCTGCTATTTTGTTTTCAAATCTATCTATAAATGGTTCTACTGAAGGACTTCCTGTTAATTGATAACCATTATCGTACATATCCCCTCTACTAACTATTTCTAAAACTCTATTGATAACTGCTAATTGAGTATTTAACACATCTTGTTCGTTATCATTACCTATAAATATATCAATAGTTTCTTCTTTAGATTCGTCTACAATATCCATACATAGAACTGATAAATTAAACTGCCATAGGTTACCCAAATAGGTAGCATTATTTACCATTATATGCGACAATGGAAATATAGTTTGTTTGTTTAAATCAACTTTAAATATATCACCTAATGTAACTGTGTTTACAAATACATCTAATTCTAATTGGTCTTTAATTGCGGTAGTAATATTATAATATCCTTTCATTATTTTCTTTTTATCATATCCATTTCTAATTCATTCTTTTGTTTCTCAAATGTTAAATAAGTTAAACATTGATGTAAGGGAAGTTTTGTTGTGGAATCAAACTCTCTAACGTTTCCTTGAGCAATAGCATAGATGCTTGAATACCAACCCCATCGTTTTCCAAATTGTGCTTGTTTAGAATAGTCTGTATCTCCTGATTGTTCTCCAAATAAGTCAGAGTAGATTTCAACAATTCGTTGCCTAAATTGTAAAAAAAAACCGTAGCACCTAAAACTACATCTAACGGAGCGTGTTTCATTACGTCAGAATATGTTACACTTCCGTTGTATTCTTCTATTGAATAAGTATGTTTAAACTTTTGATTAATTGGTCTATAAAGTACTGCCATTGCTTTATGCATATTATCCCAATCACCAATGTATGTATCTAAATCTACATATTCGCCAAAAGATATTTCTTCAAGGTTAGGTATAAAACCAAATTCAACTCCACCTAATTTAAATGTTTGAACTAATTTATGTTCTTTAGAAAACATTAAACCAAGTCTATTGGTAATTTCGTTTACTTCTGAATATTTAATTTGTGCTACATCTTTTAAGTCTATACCACAAAATAATTGCACCATCTTTTGTTGTAAAAACTCTCCTTCAGGATTATCTTTTGCAATAGATAAAAACTTTTGATATTGAACTAATTTAATTTCGTTTAATTCAGTTGGTATTTGAATCTCTAACTTCATACAAATTTTTTATTAATAATAAAATAAAGTCATAATTGTATTAAACGTGTTAAACAAAAAAAGACCTACATTTCTGTAAGTCTAATTTGAGTATATATTTGCTATTGGTAATATACTATTGCAAGTACATTCTTATCTTGCACCTTCATTCGTGAGTTATCAGAAACTCCAATGATTGTTGCTGTACTACCTGAATCAAGCAACTGCTATCTTTATTCTATTTCTTTAACATCTATTGCGAAAAAGTTTCTATCGTTATGTAATGAAATAAACAATGCTATTGCTTGTTGTGTATATTCAGCTTCTATTGATTCATATACATAATCTTTTTGATTATCTCCATATCTATACCAACCTTTAACTTCAAATGTTTTCATATTTTTTTTTTATTTTCTATCAAATACTATTATTGTTGTGCATAATTTACTTCTATCTTTGAATTTTATTACAACGTAAGTTTTATCAAATAAAAGTACTTCAGCTTCTTTACCAAAATAATTTACTATATTACCTATTTCCATTTTAATTTTGTTTTAATTGTTAAGCAAATATAATTATTATTTTTAAATAAAATATATTTTAACTTTTATTTAACACTTCTAAACATTCAAATATTGAGAAGCTATTAAATACATTTGTTGCATCTTTTTAATTTCGCCTATATTTCTTGGTAAGTTTATAGCTACTTCTACATTCTTCTTGTGATGTATGTAACATTGTATCGTTGCAATCATTTGTCCGTATGTCATAATCTAATATATAAAATAGTTTCCTTTGTTTGGATTCTCTAATTGATAACCTACTGCATAACGTAACGCATCTATACAATTATGAACCAATATACCATTTGCAAAATATTCGTGGCAATCTTCTACCATTAAATCATAAACTTGAGCCTTGTAACTTTCTCCTTGCTCGAAGTGCTTTAGCTTTGCAGTTATTATGGCAGTATTTAGAAACTCCTCCGTGTCTTGTTTCATATTCTTTATTACATACTTCGCAATTATGTTTTTTATATTCTCTATTATGCCAAGTCTTTTTACCTTGTTCTTTATGCCATTGCAATCCAACTTCTGATTTATGCCATTCTTTTGCTGCTTCAATTCCTTTTGAATGAAATTCTTTAAACCATTCTGGATTGTCTTTAATTCTTTTTTTACCTGTAAACCTTTGATGTAAAGATTCAAGAACCATATTGAGATTTGATATGTTATTATTTTGTGTGTTACCATCAACGTGGTGAATATGGTATCCTTTAGGAATATCCCCTTTATAGTGTTTCCAAACTTCAGTATGTAGTCTTGTTGTTCCTCTACTAAAATATTTTTCGTTTTTGTAAAGTTTAAAATCTTTTCCGTTAAACCATTGTACAGAAATAGTCTGTCCTGATTCTGTAATTGTGAAATTTGTTTCCATTTATTAATAGTTTTAATTTTATGTTCTTTAGTTGAACACAAAGATAACGCCAAAGTATCGAATTGCATCGAGTACTTATTAACATTTTTTACACCATTATTAAAATTTACTAATACCTTTTTATATCCTTTACTTGTTAAAACTAAATCACCTACTTTTATTTTATCTATTCTAACTTGACCTTTAATTGTTGTTATTAAAGTATCTCCTGTAAAACAGTGGTTATGATTATCTATTGGTGTATTTGATTTCTTTTCTAACCAACTGTAATTATTTAACTCTTTAATTAGATTAATTGATTCAGGTGATATTATTAAATCATAATCTTGTAATAAAGATATACCATAAGTAACTGAACCTTGACCTTTAATTGCAGGAACTATATTTAATCCTGCCGAATGTAATTCAGATATTAGTCTCGGTTCAGCACTATCAGCTACTATTAAACTATCTAAACAATGTTGCTTATTTAAAGCGTATATTTGAGACGTTGTTAATGCTTGTAAATAGAAACGTTCATTTATATAAATTCGTTTGTTAGATGTATCTATATTACATTCTACTAATGTTGTTGGGTCATTACTAAAACCAAAATCTTGTCCAAATACAGATTTACTTACTTGTTCGTATTTCCCAATAGTCCAGTTATTAAATATAACTCCTTCTGCTTTATCTAACCAGCCACCAAGTATTTGATGTTTGTACTTTTCAGGTCTTCTTAATTTTATATTCTCTATTTGATTTATAAATGATTCAGAAAGATTATTTATATTATCTAAATATGTTGTGTGAATATATGTAGTATCTCCTTTTATTAAATTGCTTCCATCTTGTACTCCTTTATCTTCAAAGAATTTCTTATATATAAAATGTTCTTTTGTTGCAGGATTTAAAACTAATAAAACTCTATTGTGAATCCCTTTTGTTCTTATACTAAAATCTATCTTTTCAAATGTTTCTTCATCTGTTAATTCTTCTGCTTCATCTAATACCCAAGTAGTAACCCCAGCTAATGATTTTAAGTTTGCAGTTTGTGTTCCACTACTTGTTTTAATACCTTTAAATAAGATTTTAGACCCTGTTTTAAGATTTACTATTTCATCTTTAGTTATATAAAAATCGTGGCTTAAATCAGCTGTTTCAATCTTATCTATAAATTCAGGAATAATAGAAACGTTTGCAGATGTTAAAGTATAACGAGTAAATAAAATAACGTGTCCTACTTCATAAGTTAAAGTAAGTAGAAAAGAGTTCAAAGAATATGATTTCCCTGAACCTCTACCACCTGTAATTACAAAGTATCTACTTTCAGAACCTAATAGATTAAATTTCGGATTGATTAATATTCCCAACTTTAAATATGTCTTTTATATTAAAATTATTTAGATTATGCGTTGTTTCAATAATATCTTTTGGTTTACCAAATATATGTTCAGCTATAAATAACTGACCTCTTTGTGAATCCATTAAAGTATTTTTAACAAATGCTATCTTTGTTTCTTCTTCTGTATCTTTATTATAAAGTTCTCCTAATGCTTTTAAGAATATGTTATTTACTTTTTCTTCTTCTACTTTAGGTTTTCTTCCAGCATTTTTATTTCCACCATTATATTTTCTTTTATCTTCCATATCAAATAAGTAATTATTATTGATTTAAAAATAAACATTTTTGTTTATTGTTTATCAGACTTACTAATTAAGTAATACCAAAACCAAATTATTTTTGGTCTTATAAATTCATACGATAATAATATTAATAGATATTTCATTTATAATAATTCATCAATAGTTATATTATGATATTCTAATAGTTCTTGAATTCTTTCAAATACTATTTCTATTCCATCTTGTTCTCCATCGTTTACTTCTAATGTATTGATTAATCCTTTCTTTGTATTATAAACTAATTCAAATATAAAGTTAGCCATATCTAATGCTTTAACTGTTGCAAGATATTCTGTGTTATCTTCTGGAAGATTAAATTCTAATATTGCTTTCATATTATATTTTTTTAAATTCTTCAAACCATTTTTTTATTGCTTTAGAAAAAGTAAACTTTCCATCTCTTTCTACCCATCCATCAAAAAATGCTTCTTTCATATCTTGCTCACTATAACATTGTTTCTTTTCCATTTCTTTAGCTTGTTCAAATACTGCTGTAATATCTTTTGCATACATTCTTTGATAAAAATATTCTACTGCTGTTTGTTTCATTTTGTTTGTTTTTAAGTTGTTTTATATCCTGATTTTAATCTCATATAATTTTTTGCTCTTTCTCTTGCTTGATATAATATTCCAAGTTCAATAGATATTTCTTTCCATCCTTCTATTTCTTGTTTGATATATCCTGCTACTGTGAATCTATTATATTCTTTTGAATATTTATTAAATAGTATTGTTGCTCTTTCTTTGTGTGTCATAAGTTTATTTGTATTTTATTTGTTGGACAACTTATTTTATGTACTCCATTTTTTAAGTGACAATACTCACATTCTAATTCCCAATAGTAATCACATTCTAATCCATTGTTTGGTTCTTTACAAAAATATGATTGTCTATACTTACTTGGTTCTGCTTTATATCTGTAACAAGTTGAACTTAATTCGCAATTGTTACCATTACACATTGTTATATCTGGCATTTTTATATTTTTATGTTATTATTCATTCTATGAAATGCTTCTAATCTATCTATGATTATTTGTTGTTGTTCTGTTCCTTCGTATTGTTCCATTAAGCTATTTAGTTTGTTTATTGTTTTGTTTTTATATACTGGTTTTTGTTCTAATTCTTTTATTTGTTTTGTCAAAGATACGTTATTAAATCTTAAGTTGTATATTTCGTTTTCTTCTTTTGTATTTTGTGATTGTTCTACCTCTATAAAGTTACTTAATATTTTGTTTCTTAAATGCTTTAACTCTGGATTTGATTTCTCGTATATGTTATACAT